AGGGCGTTGGCGCGCGAGTCCAGCGAAGTGAACTCCGCGGTCACGCTTGCTGATGTCCTCGCCGCGCCTGGTGTGATCATGCTCCGCCGATCTCCATGCAGATGAACTCATAGCTCGTAACGCGATAGACAGCGACGCGCTCGTCTGCGTCCTGCCAGGAGGTCACATTCCGGTAGACGACCTCGACCGTGTGTACGCCGTCGAACACGGGCATCATGGCCTGGACCATGACCGGGAACTCTGTCTGGCTGTACCCAGCCATCGGGTCCTGCGTGCTTGCGGACCCTCCCCAGATAGACTCCTGGATCACGTTGCCGTCGACTCGGATAGCGAACTGGATGGCTGCCGGATCGTTGCCGCTCGACGACACTTGAGCAGAGAAGATGATGTGGAGGAAGCCGGAGCGGAAGCTCTTCTCGAAAGAAAGCTCGTCGAACCGGATAGCGAGAGGGGCCCAGGCGAGCGTGTAGGGCTCAGGGTTTCCAGCACTGCCGTCGTAGGTCAGCGTGGTCGTGTTGTACGCCGTGCAGGTGATGTGGTCCGCGTTAGGCGTCAGAGCGTCTTCCAGGTCACTGAACTTGTGCGCGATCCGCATCGTCTGGTCGAGAGGCACGTTCTCCCAGGTGAAGACCTCGTCATCGAAGTTGTCTCCGCTGACGGCGGAAAGAACCTCCTCGACGGCGCGGAGCGGTGCGTTCAAGCTCTCTGCACTCGCCTCTTGCTCAGGGCGAAGCAGCGTGGGAAAGTACTTCACGGAGCACCTCGGCTGTTGCCGTTCTTGTTCTCGTGCATCTTGATCCAGCCGAGGATGACCGGAGTCGTCGTGTAGATCTGGACCGCGAACGACTGTACGCTCCCGCTCGAGTACAGGGGGGCCTTGAGCGTGTAGTTGCCCGGCATCTCCCAGTAGCCCGTCGCTTCCAGTGAAGACCACGCCCCTCTCGACTCCGAAACCGTGGTGTCCGGCACGCTGACGATGTGGCTCGCTGGAGGGGCACCGAGCGCACCATTGCGCAGCGTCTGCACCGCCAGACTGGTGCTCATGTAGCCCTCGGCCTCGAAGGTGACGGCAGAGGGCGCCGTCCTGTACTCCTCACCGAGGTTGGTCCAAGGCGTCCGCAGAAGATGTCCGATGGCGGGCGGTGATCCAGAGTCGGACAGCCGGTCAGCATCCAGGTAGAAGATGCCGTACCCGTCACCGGACCTGCCTTTTCCAGCGACGAAGATCCTCCCTCGATAGGCGAAGGCGTCCTTTGCCTCGTAGGCGTCCGACCGCAGGCTCCAGCCGAAGCTGAGGGTCAGGACAAAGGCGAGCGCCCCTCCTGTACGAGGGACCCACGCGGTGTACTGCTGCTTCTCGTGGTCGACGCAGGAGCAGGTCTCCCCCCAACGACCGAGCAGGGTGCTCTTGATGGAGCGGTCGACGAGCGTGCCGATGTTCTCGGCGGCTCCTTCTGCCGAGAGCCGCATGAACCCGCTCGGCGAGAGCCAGACCACGGAGCCGTCGGTCATCGTCTGCGCCGAGCCACCCGCGACGCAGCCAGGGACGCCGTTCAGCGTGCGGGGGACGAAGCTCTCACTGTCCTCGCGCTCTCGAACGAACACGGCCTGCTTGTCCGTCAGAACGAGCACACCCTGAGTGTGCGCCACGATGGCCTGAACACGGCCGACCACGGTCATGTAGTCGTTCTGGTGGACGGTGCCGATTCGTCCTCTCTGCGAGAACCAGAGAAGACCGCTATCCGTCCCGAACCAGCTTCTGCCGAGGAGGAAGGCGTAAGCCGTAGACGCCGGGATCGGTGCGACATCTTCGGTGCGCGTCAGGAGCTCACCGTCAGAGAAGTTGTCCGGGAAGAACTCGACGTGGTTGTCCGGGATGGTCGCGAAGGCCGAGGTCCCGACGCTACCGGTCTGCGGGCGGACCTCGTAGCTGATGGCTCCCGTTGGGCTGTTGCGCATGTCTTTCGTGCGAGAGAGGACCCTGCCGATCGTCTTCGGATCACCAGACGGGACTCGCCACGCGAACTGCATCCGAATGGCGTCGGGCGTCCCACTCGTCGGAGGGAGCTTCATGTCCATGTGAACGGGGGCCGAAAGAGGACTCGGCGGAGAGAGGTCCCCTCTCCGGTCGATCATCTGCACGCGCGCCGACCACTCGCCGGAGTAGAGCGCCCCGGAGCCGTTCCCCGTCGCCGTGCCGGAGTCGATGGTGCTGACCGTCGTGCCCACCTTGCCGTAGCCCATGAGGGTCACGTTCGGGTTCACGGTCCACTGGTCGGTGTCGTTCATCTTGTAGAGGTCGATGTCGTACCCTTCGTTGTTCCGCGTCGAGTTGTTCGATGCATCCTTCGAGTAGGGCCCAACAGGCTCGGGCGCGGCAGGGACCCGGCTGTAGCCGAGGTCCTCGACGCGCTCTCCGTCGAAGATGAGGGGCAAGGCGCCCCGCAGGGTGCGCGGCAAGATCACGACGCCGGCCGGGGTCTGAACCATCTGCGTCGAGCCGTGCCGCGTCTCCTCCGGCAGACCTGTCGCTACGCTCAGCCAGCCGTTCTTCCACCACCTGTAGATGACGCTGCCCCCGTGCGCGAGCCACTCCTCTCGAGCGTTGAGGACGCCGCCCCACACGCCGCGAGGAGTGCCGGAGAAGCTGTTGCCTGGCTCGGAGCCGTGGAACTTGGCACTGCCTCGTGTTCCAACGAGCATCCCGTCTGCCCGCGGCACGAGGTTCAGGACCTCGTCCGCGGCGTCGGGCGAGCGATCTCTGCCGAACCTCTGGTCCATCCCGCGGAGGACGGTCGGGCCTCGAGACTCTATCCGTACTCGTTCGCCGGACATCAGTAGATCCTCGGCAAGATGCGCTTGACGATCTTGCTTGTCACCGGAGCTGTCGACCTGTTCTTCGCGAGCGTCCCGTAGTACTGGTTCAGGAGCTCCCGCTTCGTGTCCGGCCGCCCCTGCTGCCCGGCGATGTTGGCCGCCACCTTGTAGACGAGGGCCATCTCCGTGCCCGGGGTCATGCGCGCGTAGTCGCTGTCCGAGAGGAGAGGGTCGGGGTAGGCGTGGTAGCGGAGGGCCAGGACCCCGTTCGTACGGGGGACGGTGCCCGGGATGACCGTCTTGTGGAAGCGGAAGAAGGAGGGCCGGAAGTCCCGCAGCGGCGGCGGCCAGGTCCCTCGGTCGTAGACGACCCGGACGTTGGACCGCTCGACGCGCCAGAGACACCAGGAGCCGTCGGCGGGGACATGCCGCTGGAACGACGTGACGGCGTGCGGCGGGGCGTTGCCTACCGACGAGCCCAGCCGCCGGCGGAAGATGTACCACTTGAGGCCGTTCCGGCCCCAGCGGAGCTCGTCAGGCGTCACGATGGCCGGGCTGAACACGTCGCCGCCCCAGCCCTCGAACCAGGAGATGTCGGGCAGGAGGAGCTTGACGGCGGCGCCGCCGGCCGTGACCGTGACCTGGGCGCTCGCCTCGCCCAAGGCGGACAGGTAGCGCGGGACCGGACGGTAGGTCCAGGACTCGTCAGCTCTCGACTGCTCCTTCCAGACGCCCCAGCCGAGCGCAGCGGCGTACTGGAAGGTTCCGGGGACATCCTCTCCGTTCCAGTGTGGGTGCCCTTGGCCCGATGCGTTCTCCGCGATGGTCGGGCCCTCGGGCGCGCGGATCTCTTCGGGTGGTCCCTCCCACCAGTGCCGGGGGTAGTCGGAGACCCTGTCCAGGCTGTTGCGGTCGTCCGGGTCCGCCGCGTCAGCGCGGACGAGGTGCTCTCCGCCGATCGTCGAGGGGAACGTCTGCCCCCGGCGACGGAAGCCCGAGCCGACGAGGGTCATGAAGTTCAAGGGGAGAGGGTACTGCTTCGTGTAGACGCGGAACTGCAGGTCGTCGCCTGAGATGGTCAGGGCCCTGTCCACGGTCATGTAGAGCGTGTCGGCACCTTGCTGCGGCTTGACCTTCCAGACCTCCCGGATGCGCCGGCGCTCCGTCTCTCCGTCCTCGTTGGTGATCTCGATCCAGCGCGAGTCCCAGGTACGGTCGACCGGCCAGTCGTCCAGATCAGAGACGGAGGTGCGGTAGAGGACGAAGGAGTCCGTCGCGTGGCGCAGCACCCGGTCGTCTTCGTTGCCCGCGTTGCAGACGAAGTCCACCTCGACAGGCATCTCCCACTCGACGGAGGTGAAGAAGTGCGGGTTCTCCGTGGCGAGGTCGATCAGGTCGATGTTGACCTGCTCGATGACGGCCTCCTCGAACTCGGGGGAGACGGTCGGGCCCCAGTTGAGCTCGCGGCGGACCATCTCGATGATGCGCCGGAGCGAACTGGTAGGGATAGGGGACTGCAGAACGGCCACGACCGACCTCCTCTTAGGAACAGCGAAGCCCGTCCCCGTGGACGCTTTCGGCTATCCACGGGGACGGGACTTGTCCAGGGCGTCCCCTGCCTGGCTCAGCCTCGGCAGCTGACCTTGGCGAGAACGAGCGCGGCGGAGCCTGTGGCGAGCCAGTAGCCGAAGGCGGCGCCCGTGGCGCCAGCGTCGGCGGCGTTGCCTGCAGTGGACGTATCCACAAGGGCGCCCGCCCCCGCGGTGGCGCCGGTGGCGTCGGTCAGGACCTTGACGTTCCCGTTGCGGATGGCGAAGAAGTAGTCACCGTTGGCGATGGCGGTGACCACGGTGCCGTTCTCGTCGTAGAGGGTCTCCGGGACGACGCCGACCACGCGCTCGGGGTGGATGCTGGTCGCGGCCTTCACCACACCGTAGCCCTTGGACTTGTCGGCGGTGGAGGTGTCGCGCGCCAGCACGTTGCCCGGGACGAGGGTGCCGCCCGAGGTGTTCTTGACGAGGATGACCTCGACGCGGTCCTGGCCGCCAGGGTCGAGGTCGACCGACGGGTAGGCCGGCGGCGCGAGCGCCAAGCTGCCCAGAGGCATCTTGAGCGAGGAGTCCGCCGTGACGACCTTCTGCGCGGTCTCCAGCGAGATCTGGAACTGGTGGTTCATGGGTTCAACTCCTTCTTGATCTTGGGGCTCAGGCGGTCTCGTCGACGGACACGGTGCCGCTGGCGGTGAAGTGCGTGCGCAACTGCTCGACGACGTGGCCCACGCCGTAGAGCCAGTCCTGCTTCCAGGCGAAGCGGCCCTCGGGGTCGGGACGGAAGTCGCCGATGGCGAACTGGCTGTCCGAGAAGGCGGGGAAGAACTCGATGCCGCCGGTCGCGATCGAGTCGTTCAGGGCCTTCGAGAACTGGAGCCGGCGCCAGTCCTTCGTGCAGAGGCCGACCATGATGCCGCCGAGGTCCTGGATCTTCGTGTCCCGGTTGTATTGGTACGCCGGGGTGTTGAAGACCGGGAGCTTGACGTTCCCGAACTGCATGATGTGAACCGGCCGCCCGAACTCGCGGGAGAAGCTCATGATGAGCTCGGCGCCACGCTTCTGCAGGCCCGGGGTGGGCGCGCTCGAGTCCATGACGTGCAGGACCTTGTTCTCGATGTGCTCCGCGAGCTGCTGGATGGTCTCGTTGTCCGCGTACGCCACGTCGGGAGCGTTCCCGTCCTGGTAGTGCGGGTCGAGCGACATCTCGCCGGCGAGGCGCTGCAGCATCGTGTGAACGGTCTCGGGACCGTTGCACTGGACGTACTGGTTGTACCAGCCCATGTCGTCGTCGGTGCCGACGTACTTGGTCAGGCCGTAGGGCGCGCGAGCCGAGCTCGCCTGGGCGGCGGGCGTGGCGAACTGGAGCAGGCCGTGCGAGGTGACGCCGCGGGGGTAGTAGCTGGTGCTGTCCTCACCCCAGATGGTCGTCACGCCCTTGATGGCGCCGAGGAGCTTGGCCTCCTTGGCGGCGGCGAGGCGACCGTCGACGTTGAAGTCGCCGCGGAGGAACCAGCGGCCCATCAACTGCTTGAGGATGTTGATGTTGCGCTCGGCGTTGCGCTCGAACGAGGTGAGCATCGAGTCGGTCGACGGGGACGCCGAGGAGTCCTGGCCGGTGCTCATCTCCTCGAAGATGGTCTGCAGGTCGACCGAGAAGCCGCCGCGGATCAGGTGGTAGTTGTAGGACAGGACCTTGGTGTCCTGCTGCCCGGAGGTGTAGTCCGGCAACTCCATGCCGGTGATCACGGGGACCGCGTCGATGTCCCAGCCGTGATGGTACTTCATCTGGCCGTAGGGCATCTGCATCACGAGCGGCCGACCGACGTCCTCGATGAGGGCGTAGGCGGGCTCGAACAGCGCGACCTTGTTCTCGATGGTCTCGCTGACCTTGCGGTGCAGTTCCGGGAGGCGCTTCGCGCCGATGGCGTCGAAGAAGGGATGGGTTGCCAGAGGCATAATCGGTCTCCTCTATCAGGTGGGTGTGGTGACGAACCGGCGCAGGCTCTCTCGGGCTGAGCCGGGAGGGGCCTGTCGCTCCTGCCGGGCTTCCCCACTCCGGTTACCGAGGACGCTAACGGGCTGTGAGCCAGATGTCAAACGCGCCGCGGCAGAAGGCTTACGGGACCGTTCCGTCGCGGCCTTACGAGCTCTTGACAGCGCCTTGGTGTGGTCCATCCCGCCTTCGACGAGCTCTCGGAAGTCCTGCATCCCCGCGTCGTCCAGACGGGCGACGTCGAAGGCGACGACAGCGTCGACGCCGAGGTCCATGATCTCGATGACCGCGTCCGCCTTGCGCGCTGCCTCTTGGGGAGGGAGCGTGTCGAGGTAGTCGGTGGCGAAGGCGGCAGCTGCCCGCTCACCTTCGGCCTTGGCGTAGGCGAAAGCCTCGCCCATGACCTCCTGACGCACCGCCTCTCGAATGGCGGCCTCGTCGGGCGCCGCCGAGATCTTGGCGAGGAGGTCCTCCTTCTCCTTCGTCCACACGCCGCTCTGGTCCTCGAGCTCACGGAGGCGCGCGAGGTCCTTCTCGACCTGGGACTTGGGGACGTAGGGGTTGTCGTCGGTCTCGCCGAACATGAACTGGCGGATCTCTTTCTCGGCCTTCTCCTGCTGGGCCTTGTAATAGGCCTCGACACGGGAGATGCCAGGCCGGTACGGCTCGGGCACGTCCTGGCCAGGCGACCAGGCCTCCCAGTCGTAGGAGGGCAGCCCGGACGCGGAGTAGCCCTGGCCAGAGCTCTCGGACGGGGACGACGAGGAAGCGGACGCCGGCGCCTCGACGGATGTCGAGGGCGCGGAGGGCGCGGAGGGCGCCGAGGGTGCGGAGGCCGCAGGCGCGGCGGGTGCTTCGGAGACGGACATCAGGCCTCCCGCTGCGCCGGGCGGCGCGGGGGAGGGGCTGCGGCGGTCCCGTTCTTCCGAGCGCGAATCTTGCGGAACATGTCCCGCCGATCCGCGTAGCCGGCGTCCTTGGCCGCCGCCTCGTTGATCTCGCGCATCTCGGCGACGTGGCGCCGGTGCTCGTCCGTCCCTCGCTCCAAGTGGCGCACGGCGCCGCCGTAGTCGGCGAACTCCCTGTCCACTTGGGCGACGGTCTTGCCCCCGTAGCTCATAGGCAGATGTCCCGTTGACAAGTTCATGACGACGCTGCCGGGCACGGAAGCCCCGCAGACCTCGCACGTTCCACTCAGAGACAAGCCGCTGACTTCGTCAGGAAAGACAAAGTCTTCCTGACTCTTTCCGCAGCACTCGATGGCTACAAAGGGCATGGTCCTCTCCTCTCTTCGTTCCGGCGATCAGGCTTCGGCTTCCAGGCCCATCAGGAGCGAGTCGAGGTCTTCGTCGCCGCCGATGTCGTCACCTTCGGCCACGTCCTCGAGGTCCATCAGGATGCTGTCGATGTCCTCGTCCTCGCCTTCCTCACTCTCGGGGGGCTCGTTGGCCTCGCCGGACAGGCCAAGGGCTTCGAGCACCGCGGCCTTGAACGCAGGGTCACTCTTGAGCATCTCCGGCAGAGCGGTCGCCATCGTCTCGATGATGACGGCGACAAAGGCCTCGTCATCACCGGAAGGCGCCGCCTCACCAGAGGCCATCGGGGGCAACTGGGAGGTGGACATGGATCAGGCTCCCGTCGGCGCGAACGGGTCCCGCTTGCCCGCGTTGCTCGCCTGCGCGGACTGCGAGTTGGCCTTGATCTGCTTCATGATCGAGTTGTACGCCTTGACCCGCCGGGGGTCGGTCTCCCCGGGGCTGAGGGTGACCCGCTTGCCGGTGATGGGGCTGATGTAGGAGATCGTGCCATTCGACACGTCGTACTTGTAGTTCCGCTCGCCGCCCTCGACGTTGCCTTTGTCCTCGACGCCGACAAAGTCGCCCTCGACGGGGGTGGTGGTGCGCAGACGCGGCTGCTTCGAGGCAGCGGCCTTGTCGCTCTCCGAGGAGCTCATCGCGGTGGGCATCGAAGCGCCGGGCAGAGTGCCGTCCTCCGGGGGCTTGTCGAGGCCGACCTCACCCGAGGGCATCAGGCCCTGGGCGTACTGCTTGAGGGGCCCGTAGAGCCCTGCGTCCGTGCGGGGACGCTGCCGGAACTGGTCTGCCATCTTGAACCTCCAGAGGCTACCGCTTACCGGCGCCGCCGATCATCGCACCCTGAGCGCGAGGAGATCCCGCGGCCTGGGTAGCCTGAGTATCTCCGCCTTTGGTAACCGTCCCGGGAGGGATAGGCAACCCGGCGCTTGACGCGCCCTTGACAGCCGCCTCTTGCTCCGCGGCTTGGGCCATCGCCTCGGCCTCTTCGGCCTGCGCCTCCAGAGTCTTGACCAGGTCGTGAGGAAGACCTGCGACCGAGAGGAGGTACTCCTGAATCCGCTGAGTATCGAGCGACTGCGGGTTCATTCCCTGGAGAAGCGGGATGAAGGTCATGACCTTCTGCGCGAGAACCGCCCGCGTCTGCTCCTGCGGAGAGTAGGGAGTCACGCTCACGTCAAGAGACCCGATGGTCGAGATCCCCGGCGTGAAGGGCAACTCGTCGGGACCGAACTCCTTGATCCGACCGTCGATCCGCAGGTACATGCCCTGGTCAGCGAGGAACTCGGCGTAGAGATCGAGGACCTTCCGGGCGAGATCCTCAATGAGGAAGCCGACAGCCTGGAAGATGCGCCCCTGTCGCGTCTGGTTCGACGCATCCGCAAGGGCGAGCTCAGTCGCGACACGAGATTCGCCGACCTGGCCTCGCATGTGGGGCGAGATCCCTGCCGTCGCGTAGATGGCCTCCTCCAGGTCGTTGAGCGCCTTGTCGTAGTCGGGCGGGAGCGGCGGCGCTGGCGTCGACCAGAAGAGGGCCTCGAGCGGGACGTGCTGGACGCCGCTCCCTTGCATGGTGACGGGGATGATGTGCCCCGGCGTGGCCGCCTGCAGGATGTCCGACTGGACCTTCTCGGGGTCCTTGACGACGTCGGCGCGCATGAGCGTCCGCGGGATCATGGACGCCGCGTGGCGGAGGCGCATGGTCGTCATGCGGTGCCGCTGCTCGATGAGCGGCGTGACGAGTTGCGCGATGCTGACGCCCCGGAGGCTGTCGAGGCTGTCAGTGAACCGGAGCATGGAGAACGGGTTCTGGACCAGCCGATAGGGCAGATCCGTCCGCGCCACGACCACCCGGGCGCCGCTGCGCTGGTTCCCGGCGACGTGGATCAACTGTTCGTGAACGAAGTCAAAGACTTCGTAGACGTCGCAGACGTCCTCAAGGGACTGCTCGTGCTGGGTCGCGTCGTCCGAGATGGTGAGCGCCGAGGCGCGGACGGTGATGCTCCCGGTGTCCGCCGTGTAGACCCGGCCGATCGGGTCGATGCTCGCCCGTGTGTTCGGGGACGCCCCCTTGAGGATCTTCTCCGCGGCCTCGGCGGAGTACTCCCCGCTCTCCACCCGAAGGCGGACGACCTCCGCCGGGATGACGGTGTGGTGGATGACGTACCGGATGTCCTCCCACTTCTTCGCGAGAGGATCGACGAAGAGGTCCTTGGGGTGGATGACGTCGAAGCGGGGGAGCTTCTCGTTGACCTGCCAGGTGGTCTTGACGTAGGACGTCCCGAAGAGGCCCGTGAGGGTGACCATCCGGCCGACATCGACGGTCAGGCGCCGGCGCCGGAAGGCGTTGTTGACCAGGTGCTGCGCCGTCTGCGCCGAGCTCTGCGTCACCGCGTTGGTCTGCGGGAGGATCTCGACCGCGGGCGTCGGCGGCGTGATCGTCGCCGTGAGCGTGTCCATCAACTGATAGAGGATCGGCTCCTGGAGGTAGCCTTCGTCCTCGTCATTGGTCCCTTGGTCGAGGAGGGCGGTCTTGATGCCGCCGGCCTCGTCCATCGCGGTCTTGCCGACGTAGGCGAGGTGGACCTTCGAGTAGAAGGGCAGGAGATGCCTCTCGACCGCCTGCTGATGGCGCTCAACGAGGTCGACGATGAACTTGTCCGCCATCTGCGGGGCAGGGCGGACCTCGTTCTGCGGGGGGCCGGAGCGGGCGGACTGGTCCATAGGCGCGAAGTACCTCTTCGTGAGGAGAATGTCAACCCCAGGCCCGAGATCCTCGTCTCGGTCCCCAGGTGCTGCCGCCTTGGTAGCGGGAACGGAGCGCGTCGTAGACGGCCCTCTGCTGGGGGGTCAGTTTCGCGATCTCGTCGGCGAAAGAGGGGTTCTCGCCGTCGATCCGCCTCTTGACCCTCTTAGATGCATCGAGAAACCCAGGCCCGCCCGCTTCTTCGGAGGGACGGAACCTCTGTGGGACCTGTTTTGCCATCTGGACGGCGATCAGGAGCGCGCTGACGCGGTCCCAGTGGTGTTTCTTCCGCCGACCCGAGCCGGATTCGGAGAAGATGGCGGTCGCGTTGTGTAAAGCCTCGGTGGAGACCGCCGCCTCGAAGGTCTTGTCGTTCTTATACGTCGAAAGCTGCTCAACCGTCTCCTTATCGTGGAGAACGAGCTCGTCCATGAGCGCCGTCGTGAGATCTGCGAGGTGTCCCTGCTGTGAGGCGCCCGTAGAGGGGAGGCCGGGGTTCCCGGCGGCCTTGTAGTAGAGGTTCGGGTAGTTATTCTGGACGAGATAGGTCAGAGGACCCTGTCCGACGCCGTTACTCTCGATGCCGATGAGCGCCTTGTTGTACCGGAGACCCACTTCCTCGAGTTTTCTCGAGAGGGTGACGGGATCGATGTGTCCGGCGAGGACGGCGACCTGGGTCCACTCCCCTCTCCAGACCTTTAGGACGTGAAACGCCGCATGATCTCGCGCCGCGAAGCCGCAGGGGTCCACTCCGATGACGTAAAGGGCCCCAGGTTGGGGTTCTTCATACTCAATGTAGGTCTCGTCACCCTTCCAGGCGATGAGATCCTCCGACTTGAGGTGTTTCGCGAGGCAGTTCTCCGGGATCACGCCCGTTCCTGCCGAGATCCAGCAGGTCAGGTCATCCGAAGGATACCAAAGGTCGAAGAGGCGAGGGTCTTTGCGGATCTCCTCGTCCGTCTTGATGGTTTCACGCCGGAAAGCAAGGTTTGCCTTGGTCAAACCGAGGTGTCCGTACTTGTTCATCCGGTTCTGTTCGTCAGAATCGAGCGTCCAGGTCGAAACCCAGGTCCGCGCATTGACTCTGGAGTCCCAGAAGGGATAGAAACGGTAGAAGAGGCGATCTTCGGGGCCCGCAGAGCGCGCTGCTTGGCAGAACTCGCGCCATTGTTCGCCGGAAGCCATCGCCGGAGGGACCGGAGTACACTCGGCGATGATTCTGGCGTTCTTGTTATTGCGGAAAGAGGGCGCCGTAAGGGTCCAGGACATCGCGAAGTTCGGCCAGAAGCCCATCTCGGATGCGTGGTAGGACGTAGGAGTCTCGCCGACGCCCGATGCTTCCGCGCCGGCCGTCCGTGAGCGGAGCCGAGAGGTCGTCTGGCCGTGTCGAAGGGTGAGCTGCCTCACTTCCTTGGTCGAAACCTGCGGCGGCCGGAGGAAAGCCGGACAGCCGGCGTAGGCGATCTGCGCCCGCTGGTGGAGGTAGGACGCCCGCTTGTCCGTGTCGGCCTCGCAGACGTGGTCCCAGCCAGGCGAGGACATGACCGCGTGGGTGCCGAGGAGCTCTGGAACGGTCGACTTGCCGATCTGCCGCGGTCCAAGGGCGACGAACCACTTCGTGTAGCCGTCAATGTTGCGCGGAGGGTTCGCCCAGTAGCGGATCATGTCCTGCTGGAGCGAGTAGGAGGCCTCGTCCGGGTCGTAGGAGACGATCTTGGACTCGGTCTGCCCCTGGACGGCGAGCAGATTACGAAGCGCCCACTCCGGGGAGAGGAAGAGGGCCTTGAGCTGGGCCAGGAAGGCGGGGTCGGTGACCTTCTTGGCGAACTCGGCCTGCCCGACCGCGGTGTCGAGCTGCTCGCGAAGGGGGATCGGCTTGGTCGCGGCGCTCATGGGTGGGTCTTCCGGGCGAGGAGGCGGGCGCGGAGGTCGTTGTTCTTGCCGTGGGCGTCCTTCCTGGCCTTGTCGAGGTGCTCGGCGACGGAGATCTCAGGGACGTGCTCGATGATCTCGGCCTGTGGCGCGGGATCGAGGTCGAAGATGGGCACGTGGTGGGGCCGGTTCTGGTCCCCGACGTTGAGGTTGAGGATGAAGGAGCCCGGCGCGAAGGCGGCGGGGGCCGGCGTGGTCGTCTCGGAGCGCACGCCTGGTGTGGGGGACGTGTTGGCGAGGACCGCCCGGTTGATGGCATCCTCCTTGACGAGCGTCTCGGAGGCGAGCGTGAGGAGCCCGAGGATGCTCTTCGCCTGGTCCCCGGTGAGATCTCGCTCCCGGACCTGCTGGATCGTGTTCGAGAGGACGTCCCGAACGTCTTGAAAGGACCGGAGAGGCGGGAGGTCGGTCATTGACGGGCTCTCCTGATGCCCTGCGCGAGCTCCTCGAGGAGGCGAAGCGACTCGGGGCGGGACATCTTGTATAGCTTGCCTCTGGCGGCATGTCGAACGATGACCCGTCCGTAGGTCTTCTCGGGATCAGGGGGGTAATGGTCGAGATCGGCACGGGCGCCGACGGCCCTAAGTCTCTGTTCCCGCGTCTTTCGCTCATAGTGAGGGAGGATGTAGTTGGTCGGATCGGTGAGCGCCTGGTGAAGGGAGTCCCAGGTGTGTCCGGCGGGGACCCGTTCGGTGGGCGAGGGGATGGGCCGCGGCTGGGCGACGCCGTCCCGGAGGGCCGTGTCGATGTGATAACGGAGGACGTGGCTGATCGCCCGGGTCCAGTTGGGCGGGTAGGCGTCGACCTCGAGCGCCCGGTGGACCTCCTCGGGGATGATGCTCGCGCAGGGGAGGCGTCGGGTGTCCACGCCGGAGAACCAGATCCAGA